TGTATATAAATGTAGCGAACATTCTCCAGCAATGATTGAGGCTCTTGTCAGACCAAAAGAAAGAACAGAAACAGCAGAAGAATTTATTGAAAGAGTAAATAAAGAATCTGAGGAATATGTTTCAAGACAAGAGGCAAAATTAAGTTGGTGGTTTAAATTTACTAGGAGATTTTTATGAAAAAGATTATTTTAGGATTGGTAACATATATGTTACTAATTAATAGTGCATTGGCCTGTCAAACACAGACTCTTGTAGTTGGAGGTAAACTACAGGTATGCACAATCTGTGGCTCAGTAGTGAGCTGTATGTAACCCCCAGATGAGATCGGCATCAGTAGGTGCAATGCCTACACCCTTCACAAGGAGTGCTCTCCCCCTACCGATCAGGAGAGCAATATGAATGCATCGCATACATATTACGAAAGAAACAAGATAAAGGATGTTGGGGAGCAGCTATTCGAAAAATACTGCAAAGAGAATAATTACAAAGCAGTTAGGATTGGGTTTGATTCCCACAAAGATCCAATAAATAACTTTTCCAAGATCAATCCATATCTTAGAAATATTCCAGACTATGTTGTAGAAACAGAAAAAGGCCTGTTTGTAGTCCAGGTAAAAGGCACATCGAATATCAAGAAGAAAGAGGCTGAGATGATCCCACTATTCCTAGAATGGTATGGATCGAAAGGAGCACCATTGGTCTATGCATTCTGCTTTGCAGAAAGACCACCTGTCATTATGTATGCAGATAAGGTGATTGAGTTGTATAAAAACTCAGTAGAGAAGGTGTGGGGAGATGGGGTTGTGTATCGGACTTTAGTTGTCTAGGTAAAGATTAGACTCATCCTGTCTGCGAATGGTTAGGCCTCTAAGGACTTTGCCTCCTGCCTTGTTCCATTTTAAAAATTCTTGCGATGCACCAAACACATCACCTCTGTTGTGTTTTCGCCTTAGGGTTGATGCCTGTAGGTTTCCAAGACCAAGGTTGAAAGCGAATGACACAAGTGCATCAAACCGATGCTGAGTAAGATGATTAGGGCATAGTCGTAATACCCCTCTTTCAAATCTCTCAACATCTTTTTTAAGAAGCTCATTTACTTCTTCCTTTGTAAACCGCCTAAACCACTCTATAGGCAGAGATTTACCATCGCCTATAAGATGCCCATATCCTACTGTCCAAAGCCCTATAGGGTCTTTATAGGGTTCTAATCGGCATCCCTCATGCTTTTTTATTAGGGATAACCCTGATTCGCTTACTTTCACCTTTTACTAAATGCTTGGCTGCCAAACCAAAAGGCAATAATAGATGACCAGATGGTAATGGTTTCTTCTGACCAAAGAATGTCTAATGCCTCATCAAATGGCACAGAATGATGCCAGGCATACCAAAATCCTGCTACTTCTACAAATAAGAAGATAAAGAACATTCCATAGGTAACAGCAGGCCGAACCATTGCTCTAGCATTGATAACCCATTTATCTGCACCTTTGGCTAGATCGGTATCATGCTGATAAAGAGCAATCTTTTCGTCTCTAAGAGCTCCGATTTCAATCTGGTCTGTTCGGATCTCCTCCACCCTAGCTTGAGCCAGATAGCCTTCTTTTGATAACTGTAGTTCCCTCTCTGTCTGTAGCCGAGCCATTTCTAACTCATGCTTTTTGTCTGACCGATCTTGGAAGAAGTCCAAGAACTTAGGCAAACCACCAGCAAGGAAAGAAAGAAGTGTGGAGACTAAAGTAATCATCTGAATCCTGATAGTCTAGGAGAGAACACAAAAGTAGACTGCCACTCATCTGGTTTTGGACTGACATTTGGATCAACTAAGCCCATAATGTTCCAGCCAAAGTTACAGTAGATGCAGCGATTAAATCCAATAGGTTTGATCCAGCGAAACAAAAATAAACCATTGGCTTTAACAAAGCACCATCCAGCTTTGGCATTGTCGTTGTCTCGAATGGTTGGATCGCCTTTAACAATTGTTGTGTATGGTGTGTATAAATACTTTAGTCCGAATGAATATGCAGGGTTTCTCCATAACCATTTGACCATAGCCCAATAAGACTTGCCATTGATCTGCTCAAATGTAGCATCGCCTTCTAAAGAATTATCTGGTGTCATAAACCAGTTTAGCCATTTTGGGAGACGATGACCAAGGCCGATATAGGAGTGGTTATCCATCCGCCCCATTTCTAGCTTGGAAAACAAAGGAAGAATAGGTGCTAATAGCACTCCTAATAGTGTTATTAAGAGTGATATTGGCACTAATACTATGTAATAAAAATAGATCATTTCTTGAATACTAACTCGGCTAACCAGGTTGCAAAGCCACCAAAGACAGATGCAGCTCCCATAATAGCCCAGAGTGAGCCTTTGGATCTTTCAGCCATTGCTACTAGCTTTTTGATGTCTGCTTCCATGACATCTACTTTTTTCTCCATTGTCTCAAATTGGGCTACTAGCTTGCCATATTTGTATGGATCTAAAAAGTCATCACTCATCCTAACCTCCGCTTACCAATCGACTTTTTTGCAGTAGGTTTCTTTTTAGTTGCGACTTTTTTGCAATTTGGATCTTTTTCTTTAGGTATAAACCCTAACTTATCCATGATCCATACAATAGTGAAGTTCATTGCACAGTTTCCTCTTTCTTCTCTAGGCTTGCTTTTAGTAGATTAACAAAAGCATCTTTACCTACTTTGAGTTGGTCTAAATTGAACTGTGTAGAGGCAATTTTGCGATCTAAATCTAAGCAATGATTGACAAGTAACTTTTGCTCATCAGTCATGCTTTCAAAGTCATGCTCTACACCATCGATTGTAATGGGTTGTGTTTTTTTCTCGCCCATATCGTTCTCCTAAAAAATGCCACTAAACAAGGCTAGTGGCTTGCCTATTTAGATTTAAGTAATGCTATTTCGGCTGCTTGTGCTTCTACTTTAGCATTTAGTTCTTGAACATATTTAATCAAATGGGGAACTAATTTAGAGTAATCAACTCCCCAAGAGTCGTCTTCTTTTCTTCCAACACTAACTGCTTCTGGAGCAACATCAATCAATTCCTGTGCAACAACACCAAATCTCTGATGCTCTCCTGAAACCCAATCAAACTCTCGAATTTTTATTGATTCAATAATTGGCTGTGCAGAAGCTGAATCAACAATATTTGTTTTTAATCTTGCATCAGATGAAGTTACATAGCTAACAGTCGTAGCTCCTGTATGTTCAATGCGACCAGCACCTGACCCTGATGAGTTTGTAAAATAAACATAATATATATTATTGCCAGCATTCAAATCTTTAATTGTGATTCCTTGATGTAAAGACGAATCAGCAGAAATAGATAGCAATCCATCATTATTTTTAGATGTTGTTCCTAAACATAAAAAACCAGCAGAGGTAATACGCATCCGTTCTGTATCGTTGGTGCTTATTGTTATTGGTAGATTAGCAATGCTGTTAATTTCAAAACTTGTATCGTTTGATTCAATTCTTGCTCGTTGTGTTGTATTGTCGTTGGCAAAATAGCGAATAGCTCCAGCATTTGCAGTTGCTCTGCCACGAACTCTAATCCCTGTTCCACCTGAGTTGCTTTGAATATCTAAAGGTGCAGAAGGGTTTGTGTTACCAATACCAACATTACCACTAGAGTCGATACGCATCCGTTCTGTAGTATTTTGTGTAAATGCAAGAACACCATCTGCTTGGTCTACATTAAGTGCAAACACCTTAGTTGCAGGATGATAAAAACCACCTCTTGACCTATTTCCTGTAGTGCCGCCATCTGCAATCAAACTAAATATTTGACTTGGAGTAGTAATTCCTAGTGTTGCGTTATCGTAAGCAGTTGTCAAACCAATTAATAATCGACCAGCACTATCAATCCGCATCGCCTCAGCACCACCCTCTGTAAAGGCAATAGTGTCGGCTGCTGGAAAGAATATACCTGTGTTGGTATCGCCTGATGTTGTGATAGCAGGTGCTGATACTGTTCCTGCTTGAACTGTGGTAACACCTGTAGCAGATAAAGTTGTAAATGCACCTGTGTTAGCTGTTGTAGCACCGATAGGAGTATTGTTGATCGATCCACCAGAGATAACAGGGCTTGTAAAAGTATTGCCTGTAAATGCAACACCAGTAATAGTGCCACCAGTAATCTTGGCAGCAGTCATGGTATATGTGCCATCTCGAATGCCATCTCCGACATCTCGGATTTGAGCCATCATATCTCTCATGGTGTCATTGACAGCCGATGGGAGCATCCCCTCTGGAGCTCCATCTGGTGGTGTCGCATTGTTATTAGCAGGGGTTAGAGAATACTTTGTATATGCCATGATTTTCCTTACTGTTGTTCTGTTTGAAATTCACCAGATAATAAGCCTCGAAGTCCTGTAACAGGGACATTATAAGATCTTGGTTGGAGTTCTGGCATCCTTCCAAGTCGCATCTGTGCTGCTAGGTTTTCAATTGCTGTCCTTCTGATGTTTTCTGCTCCTACTCTTGCTGCTCCTGCACCTGCTGCCAATGGAAGGCCGACATAAGGATTTGCATAAGATCCAGCACCAGCAACAGCACCTGAAACAACACCTGTTGGAGCAAACTTTCCATAGAATCTTAATAAGTTTTGGAATGTTCCACCATTTGCAGCTTTGATAATTTGCTCTTGTTCTTGCTTTGTAAACAATCGCATTTTCTTTTCATTTTTGGCTAATTGTCTTAACTGTTTAGCCATTGAGTTTTCTTCACCAGATGCAGTAAATTGAGTTCTGTCTAGTTTTGCATTCTCTAGCATATCCTCAAAAACCTCTGATTTTTTGAGTTTGCTATAAGAAGTTCTAGCATCTTTCCAAAGATCTAAAGATTCTTTGCTGCCACTAATAATTGCAGAATCAGGAGCATTTAGGATTGTGTCATCAAACTCATCTTTAAGAATGGTAGCCAATCGTCTTTCATCTGGATCAATGCTCTTTTGTGCTCCCTGAATCATTTTTCTTAAAGCCTGCAATTCGGTAAAGTCTTTTGGTGTAGTAGTGTTTACAGCCTCATCTAATGCTGCTGCAATCTTAGGATAGGCTTTAGGTGTATATCCTTCTCCTCTAAGGTCTTTGCCGATCTGATCCATTCTATTAACAAATGCTGTAGAGTCAAATAAGACACCAGATTCTTTAGCCTTAGTAAATAAGTTTGTAGATTCTTGTGCTAACTGTTCTGCTGTTGGTGCTCCTTTTGCCTTTTTAGTGGCTGTAGCACCAAATGGAGCAGCAGTTGTAACTCCAGCAACCATACCTGCTAATGGACTGCCTGTAGCCTCTGTAACATATTGTGCAGTAGCAGCAGATGGTGCAGATGCAGCGACTTGTGCTTTTGGAGCTTCTGCTAATCGCTTAGATACTTCCCTAGTAACAGGACTAACTGCTTGTTGTCCTAATTTCATTAAAGCAGGTAATTGTGCCAATGTAGAACTAATGCCACCTGCACCTGCCTCAATCATTCTTTCGCCTCGGCTCTCAGGCTCTGCTAAACCCATCTGTGTCATAGCTTGGCTTGCTACTTGGCTAGGCATCTGTAATCGAGGAATATCTGTGCCAGCTACCTTATTGACACCACCTGAGATCATATTTACAAGAGTGTTTAAAGCATCTCCAATAGGTAAAGCCATAGACCCAACTAATGCACCTGCTGGCCCTGCTAAACTCCCACCAATCGCTGCACCTGGAACTGTTTGAGCCATGCCTCTAGTAACAATCTCTGCTGTTCTAGCTGCTGTGCCTTTTTCTTTCTTTGGCTCAGTATTTGCCTCATCATACAGTTTCTTGGCAGCCTTATTTATTTCTGCCTCAGACATAGAGTCTGGAAACTCGACTTGACCTACTTTTGGGATGTCAATAATCATTCTACTTTTCCTGTAGCTGGATTAAACTTTTTAACATTGCCTTGTTTCATTGGTGCAATTGGAGTTACCCTGTAAAGATCAACAATATCTTTCATCTCAGGATTTTTGCCAACAATATCTAGTTTTCTGTTGTATTCACTAATACTGTATTGGGCTACTCTCTTAGATGCATTGG